CTCACGGCTATTTGATTTAACGATTGTATTATTTTGCAGCTTAATTAACAATTCTTTTTTGTGCTTAATAACTGCGTTATACTACGATAAATATTTTTAGAGGATTTGCCGTGGATACTTTGGCGACTATTGGTTTTCGTGCAAATACAGATGACCTAACAAAAGCAGATGATAAACTTAAAAAATTATCGGTAACTGGCGAGAAAGCAGAAAAGTCAATTGCTAAATCATCTGATGGCATGAGCAAAGGCTTTATGTCTGCTAGAGCAGCCACAACAGCCCTAACTACTGCTGTAGGCGCTCTTGGCGCAATCATAGCAACAAATAAACTAACTCAATACGCAGATGAATGGCGCTCATATAACAACGTCTTAAAGCAGGTTGCTAAATCAGAAGAAGAATTCAACAAGATACAGAAAGAAGTATTCGAAGTTGCAAAAGCCACTAACAGTAATCTTAAATCAACTGCTGAATTGTACGGTGAACTAAGAAGAAGCGTTGAAAGCTTGGGCGTATCATCTGACCGCGTTATAGGCGTAGTCGGTACAATCAATAATCTATTTTTAGCTGGTGGCAAGTCGGCAGAAGAAGCCGCTGGAGCTATTAGGCAGTTAAGCCAAGGTTTGGCGGCTGGCGCATTGCGTGGAGATGAATTTAACTCAGTGGCAGAGGGCGCACCACGAATAATGGATGCTTTAGCGCTTAAGCTAAAAATGACCCGTGGAGAATTAAGAGAATTTGCCGCGACTGGCGGCATCACATCAAAAATAATGGTTGACGCGCTTGAAGAATATAGCCAGCAAGCACAAAGAATGGCTGATATTACAGAGCGGACTTGGTCGCAAACTAGCGAGGTAGTAAGCTCAAATGTTGCTAAATGGGCTGGCTCATCAAAGGCAATAATGGCAGCTACAGCTTCGCTCGGTACTGTACTGGTGGCAATGTCGGAAAACATAGACCACTTATTTGTCGGCATAGGCGCTGGCGCTGCAATACTTGCTACTTCAATGGTTCCGTCAATGATTGCTTACGTTTCATCATTGTCTGCCGCTGCAACTGCTACCGGAGTTTTAACTGTAGCAACTAAATTTTTATTAGGCCCATTTGGTTTAGTGTTGGCTGCCATTTCAGCGGCTACCATCGCGTTCAAGCTTAGCAAAAAATCCAGCGATGATGACGCGGAATCTAAAGGAAAGCTTGCCGATGAAGTTGCTAGGCTAAATAAAGTCTATAGCGCGATGTCTCGTGAACAATACATTCAGACTTACATGCAAGCGCAGCAAGCAGGCATGGCTATTGACCAACAGCGTATAGATGTAAGCAAAAAATTAGCTGACGCAGAAAAAAAGGCGGCTGAATCAAATCAGCGCAATGGCGACTCAAGAAATAAAGCGACCAATCAATGGGCGAAAGTTGCGGCATCATTAAAACTTGAACTTGCAGCATTAAATGTTGACGCAAAAGAAAACGAGAAAACAATAGGCGCATTAACTAAAGTTTTTGAGCAAGGCTTGCCAACTTTAGATAGTTATAGCGAGGTTGTTGATAACACAAAAACATCATTTAAGGGCTGGCCGGAAGATATAAAAGCGGTTAGCGATGAAATGCAATCATTAATTGACAGGCTAGATCCGCTAGGTGCTGCACAACGACAATATGCTGATGACTATGAATCACTATTAATGCTGATGGCCGACACCGGAAACTACGAAGAAGTTATTCGTTTAATGGGTTTGCTAGATGATGAGTTTGCTGAATTCACCAAGAAAGAGGATGAAATACAAAATCTGATAGATAAAACAGATTCGCTTGGCGGCTCATGGACTAGAACTGGCTCAGTTATCGTTGACGCATTCGGCAGTATGTCAGATGCAATTGATGGTTACGTGTCAAAAATGGATTTAATGGCTAAGCGTGAAGCTGAGCTAATTGGCATCCGCGACTCTGCAGAATCATCAGCAACTCAAAAAATGGAAGCAGAAAGCAAGCTTGCAGACTTAACCATCGAAAGCCAAAAAACACAAATTGGACTACTAAGCAAAACCGCTGGCGCTGCATCATCTTTATTTAAAGAGCAGTCAAAAGAGCGTAAAGCATTGCATGCAATGGAGAAGGGATTTGCAGCTATTGAAATAGCCATGTCATTGCAAAAAGGCTTAGCTGCTGCTGCGTCAGGGGCGGCTAAAATGTTCGAGCAATCAGGGTGGGGCGGCTTCGCTGGTGTGGCTGCTATGGGTGTCGTGCTTGGCGGCATGGGGTTAGCTGTAAGCGGTGGAGGCGGTGGTTCATATACCAAACCTGAAAGCGGCACTGGCACAGTATTGGGCGATAGTGAAGCGTCTAGTAGCTCAGTTAGCAACTCAATGAGTGAGTATAAAGACATTGCTTACGACCAACTGTCAGAGCTTGAAAAAATAAGTAATGGCTTAACAGGCTTATCAGATGGTATAGCAAAACTTGCAACGTCTTTAATATCATCAACTAGCTTCGGTGGTGGTGGCGCTGACCTGAAAAGCTCCAACTTCCTAGACTCAAAACTAGGTGGAGTTCTTAGAAAGTTAGATCCAGTAGCTAGAATTATGGATGCAATAGGATTAGGTGATATAGCTGATAAAATATTTGGAAGCTTTAGCTCTAAGAAACAAAAGCTAATTGATACTGGACTTAAGTTCGACTCTCAAAGCATGGCTAATATAATGTCAGACGGTTTCGAGGGTTACTATTATAACGTCATCGAAACAACTAAGAAAAAGTTCTGGGGCTTATCCAAAAAGACATCGACTGACACTCAATTTTCAGGCGTTGAGTCTGCAATACTAGACCAGATTAGCTCTATATTTAACTACTTAGGGCAAACCGTTTCAAGCTCTGTTGACTCTCTTGGTATTGATACAGCTAAAACAATAGAATCTTTTAAAGTATCCCTTGGCTCAATCAGCTTTGAAGATATGACAGGCGAAGAAATACAGAAGAAACTTGAACAGGTCATAGGGCAGCAAGGCGACTTATTAGCAGCTTATGTATTACCACAAATAACTGAATATCAACAAATCGGTGAAGGAGCACTAGAAACGCTATTAAGGGTATCTAAAGAGCAAGCGGTATTTAACGATGCAATTGATAAAATGGGCAAGTCGCTTGGAGATGCGTCTGCAATAATGCGCGTCGATGTTGCTCAGTCAATCATCACGATGATGGGTGGATTGGACGCATTCACTAGCGCTACTAATGAGTATTTCACTGAGTTTTTTAGTGAGTCAGAACAATTTGATTATTTAGCTAAATCATTAACAGAATCTATGGCCGGACTTGGCGAGACTTTGCCAACTAGCCGCGACGGGTTCCGCGCAATTGTTGATTCACTAGACTTAACAACTGAGGCCGGTCAATCAGCATTTGCGTCTTTAATGCGATTAGTGCCGAACATGGATGACTACTACGACGCGATAGAGAAGCAAAACGGAGAGGTTGCAAGCGCAATTGATTTAACAAATGCTCGTACAAACTTAGAAATACGATTAGCCGATGCATTAGGTAATAGCTCAGAAGCGCTAGATATGCGCAGAAAGCTAGAGATTGAGTCAACTGATGAGTCTTTGCGCGGATTATTGCAACAAATCTATGCAGCGCAAGACTTAGCAAGCGCTAATCAGATAGCTGCTGATGCTGCTCGTGAGCTTGCTGATAAAGAGCTTGAAATTGCAAACCAGCGTCAAGATTTAGAGTTGCGCTTGATGGATGCATTAGGCATGGAAACTGAGGCTCTAGCGGTGCGCAGACAGTTAGAGCTTGCATCAATCGACGATACTAATAAAGCACTGTTGATGCAGATATTCGCTGCTGAGGATGCTGCTAAGGCAGAGATTGAGCTAAACGAGGCGAGACAGAATGCCGCGCAGTCTGCCATTGATGCCGCAAATGCTTTAATTGATGCCGCTAGCAAAATGATGGACGAAGCCAATAACCGCGCAAGTTCATCTATGAGCCTTGTAGAGCGAGCTGCTAACGCTGAAAAAGAGCAATACAATGCATTGCATCAAACAAGATTGGACGCACTAACTAACGAGCATAGTGTGGCGATGTCTGCTATTGATGCTGAGTCTAACGCCGCAAAAGCTGCGCATGATGCTCAGTTAGAATCATTAAACAATCAAAAATCAGCGGCTCAAGATTCCGTCAATGCTGCGCGTCAACTTTCTGACTTATTGAAAAATAACTCAATTGTTGGGGGCATGAATTATGGCACTGCTCAACAAGCTTTAGTCAAAATGCTCTCAGGCGCTAAAGGTGGCAGCTTGCCAACTTCTGATAGTGTTAGCGCAGTGATTGAAGGGTTAAGCCAAGGGCGCACGTTTGGCAGTTCAACAGAGATGTCATTCGAGCAGGCAGTTAATGCCGCAAGACTTAAAGAGCTTGGTACTTACGCAGATGCACAGTTAAGCGTTGAAGAAAGAATGCTAGCCAGTATTGATATGCAAATTGAGTCTGCCAAATCATCGCATGAAGCTAATTTGTTAAGACTTGACGCACAAAAAGAGTTACTACAGCTAACATATGACGAAGCTGTTGCAGCTAATGACGAATGGCTTGCAATGCAAATAGAAGGCGTTGATAAGATAGTTGAAAACGCACAGGCTCAATTAAACGCCTTGCTTGGTATTGATGACAGGATTTTGACGCTATCTGATGCTATGTCTGAGTTCACGACTTCTGTAAACAATGCTATGATAGCGCAACAAAACTATGAGCAAACCAACGCACAGCAACAAAATGTTA